CTAAACCTGCCTGAACCACGGCTGGTAAATTTGCCATCAAACCAGCATAAAGTTCATCAAAATCGTTGTAAGTCGCCATTATATCCTCCGATAACCGACTATGCGGTACACTTTGTTTCCGTATTTACTCAGGTTAATCAGCGTGCCCGTCTCTGGGTCAACTGCCCACCAACTACCATCACGTTCACCCACAATCAATACCCAGTGCTGGTCGAGTTCACCGCCTGCGTAGAAGTCAACCAGTGCTAATACAGGACGTTGGCTTGCAAGGATATTCCGTGCCTGTGATTCCCAGCCAGTGCCATTCCAATACCAGGTGTAGTCAGACAGCTCCCTTTGTATCTTGTCAGGGAATAACACGCCCGGATACTTCCAGTACATGTTGGCGTATTTGATACCGTTTTCAACCACGTACTGATAGCCACCCCTCAGACCAAGCAACTGGTTGTAACGTTTGGGGTCTGTGTCAACACCGAGATAATCCAGGTAGATAGCCGTGGCATCTACCAAACATCCCCTTTGAGCCAGTGTCCGGTAACTGCTGCCCATCCGATCGTTGCCCCAACGAGGATCTTTCTGTGACCATAGTTGCACTCGCAGTAGCCCCGCCCAATTGTCTTCAACTGGTTGTTCTGGTTCTGGCTCCGGCACGGTTACAATCGGCAGGTAGACGTTATGCGTTCCACGCCCGAAGTAAGCGTCGAGTTCTTCCTTTGTGCCGTTGAATCGGTTTTGGTCAACGTAGTAACTGCCTGCCCCAACCTCTCGCCCCTTGCCTTTTTCGCAAGTCTGATGAAACAGCCATTTGTTCACACCTGTTGGCAATATCGGTGGAGGCGGCATTTCTGGCGTGTATAGTGGATAAGGCAACGCCGTCCGATAATATGCCAGCCACCAGTCAGCATTGATAAGCCGTGGGTCGGTTAGAAGCATATTGTCCTGTAGCCAATACTTACGAGAGTACAAAATTGGGTGTCTGCCAGTGACTTCCTTGATACGTTCCATCATAACGAGCACACGCCTTGATACCTCTGCTTTTGATAATCCGTGACCAGAGCGTTCGAGGTCAAGCACCAGGCGGTCATACTTCCAATCAACGCCTGCCTGTGTTACAATGTCGCACAAATGGTTAGCCTGTCGCAAGGGGTCGTCTGACAACCAGACGTAAGAGTATGCACCCCTGTTGTGCCCCACTAATCCAGTCCAGTTTGCGTAGAACTTTGGGTCGGTATAACCCCAGGATTCCGTTGCCTTGACGAACACAAAAGACGTGTTCGCTTTCATTTTGGCGTAGTCATTGATGCCTTGATGTTTACTGATATCAACTCCAAATGGTAAACTCAAAATATCTCCTTATTTATCCTGTCCTGCGCCACATATAAACGACCACATATGGCTGTAATGTCGAGCCTGAATCGGTAGTGCCTCCCAATTCGGCACCTACTGATGTCGTTCCTAATGTGAAGTTATTTGGAGCGTCGTTCTTATGAGTGATAGCCCAAGTTGAAACTGTTTTACGAGCCGTCGCAATCCATTCATCGAGTGATAACGCAATCTTTGCAAAACCTGCTGACAATCCGTGAGAATGAGTTTCAGCGCCACCAGTACTCCCTGCGGTTGCAAATGTTCCCGAGGTAGCCTTCCCAACAAGGACACGCCCCTGACCATATGCCTCCCAAGTTCCACCAAACAGAGTCCCGGGGTTGGTCGAACTAACACTTATGTAAATCGCCCCGATTGGGTATGTTTTGTTTAATAATCCGCTAATTAGCAGGTACTGGGGGTGGTCGTTATCCCCTAAACCAGTCAATAAACCGTGATCGGTAACACCACCTTCGCCCTTTTTGAGATACACTTCGTCATGATGATGTGAGGGAGGTATTGGATAAAGTTTTGCCATCAATTACTCCTTTGTGCGCATGATAGGACACAGACTAATATGCTGTGGTATATGGTTGGCTGCCGCTGTTAGCGCTGGCATAGTATGCGTATGGGAAGAGGCAGAAACAAAAGAGATCGCGATACCGTGAGTGTGGCCGCCGTCCGCAAAGCTTATTCCTCCACTACCTCCTGTTGAGGGGAAAGTCCCCGTAGGTGCTGCCGAAGTTCCAGACAGGCCTGTATGGCTATGACCGCCACCGCCTCCAGTACTTGCTGATGCTCGCGAATGAGTATGCGTATCCGACCCACCAGTAGTTTTCAGCTGTGAGTCCAAGTTACACGCCCTGATAAACCTCCCAATCAGATTCGGAGTAGTAACGCCGTCATAAGTACCACCATCGCAAATGTGCCATTTGTCGGGGATGGTTGTTTGGTCTGTGAGAATGATTGTGCCTACCGGGAATGACATCAGAACACCTTTATAATGAAATACAGTCTCATAAACGGAGGAAACATTTCGGTCTCTAATAAACCGCTAACAGGATGAGTGTGATCGCCTTCGCTTTGGGTAGAACCAGAATAACCACCGTGAGAGTGATCTCTGCCTGCAATCAGCCCCCCGGACGAACCTTCAGAAATAGAAGAAGGGGAACCCGTTTTTGACAAAGACCCGGTTGATACCGAGTGTTGGTGCGCTCCTGCTGAAAGCGTAGCAGAAACAGCGTGATTGTGAGCATATGTCCCGGCCTGCCCCGTATCTGCGTTGCTTGCCGGTTGTGCCCAAAATCCTTCAGTAATTGACGGCACTGTCACCCCGTCAATGGTTGAGCCATCACACAATCGCCATCCATTTGGAATTTGCGCTTGCGGGTTTGGCCACATTACAATCATCCCAGCTCGTTCTGGAGCGCCCGATTGAGACTTAATTAACCAATATTTCTGTTTCACCAGTTGATTGTCAGCTGATGGAGTCGATGCGAACGAATGGGTATGAGCCGCGCTGTTCCCTACCGAAACCGTGGGACTGGGGTGCGTGTGATCTTCAGGACTTGTTCCTTGATCTGTATACGGCCACGCCCCGGTTGCCCTGCGATCATAAGATATGGCCACGCTCGCACTGGCTGAATGGTTATGAATTCCAGCACTCCCAGTGTTGGGAATCGTGTGCGAATGAGAAGCCGTGCCCAATAGCGAATAACTCGCATTGGCAGGCGCGACCGCTTTCAAGTACGCTCCAACAGGCGCCGACACCTTTGCCCAGCCCGTAGGAATGTTGTAGTCCGTGCCAGACCAGAACACAATTCCACCCGCCGGAGTGGTTCCTCGTGCGGATTTGCGAATAATCATTGCTTTCATTTCCGCAGCTCCAAGGAAATACTCAAATACCTTGTGGCTGTTCCCGCAATGGTAATATCGAAACTCAACACATCGTTAGCTAAAAGCGCAGCATGCGAATTCAAAACTGCTGGAATTGCAGCATTGCTGGAAGAAAACTCGCCGACATCGATTGTTAGTTTTGTCGTAAACATAGAACCAAAAGTCAGTCCCGCCGTTGGGCTGCTGCGTCGCCCTCTACGAACATCAAAGGTTGGAATACCGCTCGTGCTGGCACCTAGTACATTCGCTACAGCCTCAACCACGGTGTACCCGCTAAGGGTCGGCGGGACTGGCCAAAGCAGCTTCTTCTCCCCAGCTTCCAAAGGTTCCAGCTCTTCTGCAATAAGAAATGACAGGATTGCTTTGTCTACAACTGTAGTGCCATCGATATGCAGTGCCGGCCAAGTCAAATAACCGAATTTTCCAGTAGATTGGTCGAAAAAGACTACTTTGTCCGATGTTTGCAGCGTACCTAACCCATCAATTTTTTGATAGGTAACAGCATTGGGTGCAAGCTTAGTACTGCTTATAATCGAATCAGCAATCTGTGTGCCAGTAAAAATCTTAAGATTCTCTGCTTTCAGTCTCTTTGTCTTATTCGGAGATACTGCCTCCGACACATCAACAACAGTAACCAAATCTCCCGTTGCCAAATCTGTCAACTCTGGCAATTCTGAGACTTTTACAACAATAGGATCTGCCATTAATTACCTTCCTTTAGGGGGTAGCTTCCACTCCCACGAATGTCGCAGTAGTGAGATAACCACCAGTCAAATCTATCTCCAGCCGTTCGGCGATTCCGTTCAGTTTGTGTGTTCGAAAGGACTCGACACCATAAAGGTTCCCCACCGTCATATGTTTAGGGAATAACTTAATTGTCTTCTTATATCGTAGGTTATGGTATTCAACAACTTTCGCCAACACCTCTGCCGCATTGCCGGAATTAACCAACATCGCATTGTCGATTGTGAGGGTGTCGCCCGTGTCCGAAGAATTGGTGTGTCGGTGAGACCTATCCGCAGACAACCAGGGATAACCCCACAGGGTTATCTGTCCAGCGGTGTCGACCGTAATGGATACGTGATTGCTGCTATAGAGGAAAGTTTCCGATTCAGTGGCGATTATTGCAGTTCCCCAGGTAGCTCCTGAGCCTTCCGTGGCTATAACCCTGCCATCTTCAGTTGTGATAAACATTGGAACAGCTCCGACACCTTCGCCCCACACTTTCCAGTATGGTCTGGGATACGAGATAATATAATTTCCTGGCTCCAACCAAGCGGAGTAAATTTCTTCTACCATCTGTGCTTCTTCACCTAAGTTGTAATAATCATGACTGATCAATTCAATATCAGTGACTTGGAGCAAGCGCATCACGGTCTGATCACCCGTCTTCTCCGCATTGGTGATTGCTTGGTAAGGAAACTGTGGATTCTGGACAGGCAAATTAATTCTTGAAAAGCCTATTCTTCCTTGTTCGTCCGGCTTTGCTCTTGCCTGTGCCGCAAAGCAAAGCTGTTGTAAAGCATCTCGAACGCTGGAAGGGGGTATCCAACCCCTTAAAGTCGTAGGTGTTAGATACATATCCCACGTTGGAGTTATATTGGTTTGCTTCAAAATATCTTCAACGATTATCCTAATTTGTGTGTCGTTCGTCCAAAACGAACCAGGGTATTCTGTGTTCGCACAAACACCCAAAGCGTCAATCAAGTCAAACCTTAGAGTGTTTTCAGTTTCCATCTCCCACGAATCCAAATAAAACATTCCCATAGCCTGCATGACGTCATCCACTGATACCAATATTTCTACGGGGATATTTTTCGATAAAGCATTGTAAAATTCGCCGTCTGAGTAAATGGAAAATCGTGGGTCTGTAGTAAAAAGAAGCACTGTAGCAGTGCCTACCGGCAATGTCGCACTGATAGGATCGCACTCCTGCAAAATACTACACTCCAAAATATCGGCACCACTAAATTCCACTGGAGTGTTATTTAGTACTAACCTGACAATCGGGAAAGTTATATCAGCCATTAGGGTCTTTTCTCACGTGAAACAAAGGATGTTGACAGCCCTTTCCAGTATGTTACGCTGCCCTTTTGTTTGCTCACCTCATGGCGGGTATTCGCAAAGTAGCCCTCAATCTCACGCTCACCAAAAATAGTGGGAAACTTCACCGTATGCCAGGGCACTGGCTCAGTAAGCTTGAACCAAAGGTCAGAGTAAGTCGCTGAATCGCGATAGGATGACGCAAACTCGATCTCGTAGTTGTCATAAACACCAATCAACTCACGATGTAGCACACCGTCAACCGTCCGCTCTGCGTACTTATCCAGCATGTCCGCCTGTCCGGATAGAGAGACGATAGGGATGTCATAGTCAATGCTGTCAATTACAATCATTTACGCAGCTCCTCTCGACAGCAGAGAATTGCCTCTACGAACGCTTTCTCTATTCATTGATTCGAAGACAACCTTGCCGTCAAGTTTCAGAATATTATGAATGGTCGTGGGCTCTGAAGCGGACATGCCCCTCATCTCTTCTCGCATAATCTGCCGGATTAGATTCTCCGGTGCTTCAATGTTTCTGCCAGAACGCTGGTCGCCTAAGATCGCCGCAAACGGTGCATTGGCTGGGATTACCGCGCCAGTGGCAAGGTAGGGAATTTGAGGAGCGGTAAAGGTTGGAATGTTTAGGCTAAATGTGTTTCCGCCGAAGACCGGCACCCAATCAGGAATAGAGATACGCAAGCCGTTAAGAACGTTTGCGACGCTATTCATCCCTCTTACCACACCACTAATTAGTCCATTGACCATTCCAATAATTGAGTTGATAACGCCTTTAAGTACGCCAACAATTCCATCCCAAATGCCACCAAAGATATCTTTAATGCCCTGCCAAGCTGTTTTCCAATCGCCAGTAAACACGCCAGTCAGGAATGTGATAATTCCAGCGATTACGTCAATAATCATTCCAATGATTGCACCGATAATTTCAAGCGCGCCTTGAATCACACCGGTAATCGCACTAAATACGCCAGTAAACAAACCAAGCCACCAGCCAAAGGCGACGTCAAATGCTGTTCCGATCCAGCTCAAAACTGTTTGTATTTTTGGCCACAACCAGTCCTGGAACCAGCTTACTAACGGATCAATTACCTTTTCTTTTATAACCCTTGCAAACTCCTGCCATTTTTCAACAAGGTTGCCAAATTTTTCCTTTAGCGGCTCGACGACTTTCTCTGTAAAGAAGACCTTAAACTCTTCGAGCCTTTTCTCAATCTCGCCCCAGGTTTTTTTCAGCGGCTCAACAACGTGCTCACTAAACCAGCCAGCGACAACGCCCCAAATCTCAACAATCTTTTCCCATACATTAGCAGCAACTTCTTTGATTTCGCCCCAATGATCTTTCAGAAAGACAATAGCGATAATTAATAGTCCAATCGCTAAAACCACCAAACCAGTTGTCGATGTAAGAAATGCAATTGCTGTTATGAGTGCCTTTATTACACCTATGGCAGTAGCAACGACTCCATTCCAGATAGAAACCGCGCCGTTCACGAGAATCCATGCTGCGGCGAAACTTCCCAAAATGGTTGCAATTGTCTGAACTGTCTCCTGGTGAGTGCTGATCCAGTTGCTCAACTGCGTAAGTTTCTCAACAATCCAAGTCAGGGCTTGGATAAATATCTCGCCAGCCCACTGTCCTAACGGCAAGAGTATGTTTTCCCACAGTGCCAAAAACAACGGAGAGACTGCAATCAGGATTTCGTTCAGAACTCTGAGCGCACCAGAGATAATGTCGAGCGCAACTGGCGCAACGCTTTGGACTATCCAGGTCAGGAAAGGCAGCAAGATGTTAGTCCACGCCCAGCCCAAGCCCGCCCCAATGGTTGCGCCTAATGTCAAAAAGGCTTCCTTCAATCGCTCAAATGGCTCTTTCAGCGGAGCGAAGAATGCCAATAACTTTTCTTTGAAAGCGATCAGTTTCTGCTCTAACTCGTCGATGGCTTCAGATACATCATCGAACACAGTCTGGTCTTCCACGGGCAAGCTGATGTCGCCAGCCCCACCGCCACTTCCTGACGCTGGTTGTTGCAAGACATTCAATTTGTCGAATGATGCCAGCGCACCCTTAGCCGCCTTACCCGCCCTGTCCGTTGCATTGGCGAGTTCGTCTTGAGCGTCTGCCGCCTCATAGGTTGAGTTTGCTACACCGTCCAGCGAGGATGCCCCTACATTTGTGCCAAACAATAAGTTCATCACACGCCCAATAATGTTGAACCAATATGTAAACCACTTCACCAACAAGATGATCTTAGGCAGCATTGCGTTCAAGAGAGGAATAACCATATTACCAACGGCAACTTTTAGATCAATCATTGCTGCGGTTAATTGCGCCACTCGACCAGCATAAGTTTTGGTGTACTCGGACGCTGCACCAGCATAGACCGCACCCTCTTTCATAAAGCCCTGGTATTCAGCGAGAAGCTTTTGCTCATGTGTTAGTGCGGAAATCGTTGTGCCGATCTCTTTGGCGTAGGCTTGCCACATCTTATACATATTCTTTTCGATACCAGACGAGTCGGTCAGGATAGATCGCTCTGTCCGCAAGCCCATTGTGGTTTTCTCAATGGCTTCGCCTATGTCCAACTGCCCTTTACGCAAATAGACCGAACTGTCTTTCATAATGAGCAGCATGTCTTCGAGCTGATCAGTGTTGTAACCACGCGCAATCATATTTTTGTAGGCTTGCTGTGCGTTCATCATTGGCACTAAACCGTCAGCAGTAAAGTCCTGTAAGAATTTTGAAATCTGGTTGAGGTCTTTACCGTAAGCGTTCGCCATATAGCGCAAACCTTGCCAACCTGCTTCCATTTGCATAGCAGTTTCTACGCTTTTCTTGCCAAAGTTGACCAGACCCGCCACGCCAAAAACAACACCAAGCGAAGCGGCAAGACTGCCAAGACTGGACATCATTCGCTTTACGCCAGTGTCGAAGCCTTTGCCGTCAATTTTTGTATTTATGCGGATTGAGCCATCATACGCCATTAGCGTTTCCTGCCTTCCCAAAATCGCTTTTGATCTTCTTCTGGTAACATACTGATAAACGCAACCTCATCAGGATCAAGAGGTTCATAACTTTCTTCCTGTTCAAGTAGAAAATCATTGCCTAACCGCGCTACCAATTTCTTTTCTTCATCGTTCAACTTTCCATCGTGATACCGCTTCCGTAGGTTGACCATAGAATTGAAAGCCGTATCTGCCCCCAAATCCATAAATAACGCAATAAATCGCCACCAGTGCATATCAGCCGTTTGCAGGTCTACACCGTGCGTCTGTGAGAAAGCAGAGTAGATCAGCCGAGCGTCTTTATCAAATGAGTAAAGACGTGGTTTCCCTTCGGTTTCCTGTCCTGTCTCATCGCCAGCGTTCAGAAATTTAGTTGCCTTTTCCAGTGCTTCCTGATAGAACTCGACTCCCTTATTTTCTGGCAAGTCCGGATAAAGACGATTGAGCATCAGATAGGCTTTCTCGTCCTGATCAAACTCAGGGTTTTCAAAGTCAGCCATGATCTGCAACCCGATGCGAAAATCAGTATTGACGGCATATACTTCACCGTCAATCTCGATTGCATCAGGAAACTGCTCGATCAGAAAACTCTTCACCTATTTCATTACCTTCTTGCCAGGGTTCTTTCTTAGTTCGTCTTTCAACTTCTTCTCACGATATTTTGAGATGTGCGCCAGAACTGCCTGGATTACCGCGCCGTAAGCATCTGGATTGAACGCATTGCCAAACAATCGTTTGCATGTGCCCTCACCAAATACCGAGTCCATTCCTTCAACGACGTGATTGGCAAATTCTGTCTGAATGTCGATCAAAGCCAAAGCAGATAAAGGTGCGCCGTTATCATCCTCGCCAACCAGGGCGCGGGCTTCTGCCTCTTTGACTTCAAACTCTTTCTGCTTTCCACTGAGCGAACTATATAAGACCTTCAGCCTACCGTAGAAATTCAGGTCTTCTGCATCAAACGAAATCCACCTGGACTCGTCATCATTGATACACAAAGTCCGCTGGCTATCGGTTTTGATATTGATTGATTCCATCAACTAATCCTCGTCTTCTACAAAGGCTAAGGTGTTCGGCTGGAAAGTCCCAAAGACCGCATCGCCCATAACGCCAGCGGTCACAGAGTGTTTGAGCGTTTTTAGTGCTTCATCACCAATGGTCTCAACCGAGATCGACACGTTGTATTTCTTTGCAGGGTAGGTAAAGTTTGGTGTATCGCCTTCTGGGTCTTGCCACAACTGCACAGAAACAATGCTGGTTTCAACCTCACTTAGAGTTGCATCTTCCCACTCTAAGTCAGTCAGATAAATAGACACAGGATCGTCCTCATCTACATTGATCTCAAAAGTGAACTCAGGCGCAAGACTTTCCAACTGCTTGCTGCCAACATCGTCAGCGATGTACCCTTCTTCGAGATAGGTTGGGTTTTTGTTGATACTAAGGCTGGTGATACCAGTGTTCATCAACGACCATGTTTCACCGCCAGATGGAGTTGTCTCGTCTGGCGTGGTATTCATAAAATGTCGTAATTTTGATCTTTTGATCGCCATTATTTATTCCTTTCAGATTAGGTTGCGCTAAAGGCTTTGGAAGTGGTTTCGAATGTCCCAAAGACCGCATCGCCCATAACGCCACAGGTAACGGAATGTTTTAGCGTCTTCAACGCTTCGTCACCGATTGTTTCAACAGAAACAGAAACCTTATACTTTTTTGCAGGATAGGCAGTTCCAGTTGGGGTTTTCCAATACTGCACAGAAACAATGTCTGTCTCAACATCGGTCAGGGTTTTGTCGTTCCATT